CTCAACAAGTTCTTCGGCAGATTTAGCGAAAGCGACAACGGGGGGTGGCCCAGAGAAGAAGGTGTCGACGATCTCCTGCATGATTTTTTCTAGAGCGGCAAGCATCTCTTTCGAGAGTTCGCCGAACGCGATGCCAGCATTGCGGAGTGCTTCGCCGATGTTCTGGAAGAACTGTTGTGCTTCGTCCGGGTCGATGCCGAGGCTTTCGAGCGACATTTTGAATGAAGCGATGAGGCCGGGCATCCCGCCGAGGGTGACGAAATCTGCCAACTCGGAAAAGTTGGAGGTGATGTCAGCATCACCTAAACCGGTGGCGATGTCGTTGACGAGACCTGAAAGTTGTCCGCCGCCGAAAAGGAACGTTGCCCAGTAGGTTCCGCCGACAGCGAGCGTCTCAAGGGATCCACGGTCAATACCGGTTGTTTCAGAAACTTTTCCGACAAGTTCTTTGATTCGTTCGCGTGCGCCGGTTGCCCTGGTCCGCATTTCTGGATCCATGCTGCCGAGGGCAATGTCGAAATGGTTGTTGATTCGTTCCTGACGGAAAGCAACGCCGGTCGGTGGGCGCCATTTCGGAACAGAATCTTTCGGGCGTCCCCCTCCGAGGGTTCCGTACCGTTCTCCGAGGCTGCCGCGGCCGGTGCTTTGCAGGGTGCCGTATCGTTCTCCGAGCGTTGCGCCGAAGAATGATCGTGGTTTGACTGTTGGGGCGGCCAGCGCGGTTGCGTCGGTTCCGTAGGTTGGGGTGTAGTCGACGTTGTTGCCGTTGCGGTCGACAACACGGAAGTTTGCTGCCCGTTGAGTGGCGGTGACGCCTTCTTGGATGATGTTGCCGATTTCATCGACGATGTTGGTGCCAGCAGGGCGCTCAAAAGCGGTGCCCTCCTGGACGATGCCGTCGTTATCGGCGTCTACGGCATTCCGGTTGTACGGTTCTATGCGTAGACGTGTGGCCATAACTACTATTTTCGCATATCAGCGAAAACGTTCGCCGCAGGCCATGCATTTCTCTGACCACGGGTACACCTTCCGCATTTCGGCGGGGTGCTGGCAGTCGAGGAGGGAGTCCGCCGCCTTATTGCAGTTTGTACGGACAAACTCGCTGAGGCTGACGCCTTCACGTTCAGCGGCAATCTTCCAGCGCTCATGATCCGTTTCTGTTGCGCGGATCAAAACCTGCTTGCTGGCAGTTTCGGTCTCGTTTTTGGTGTTGGTGTCGTGGGCCCTAGTCGGCTCTGTTGTTTCCACAACTTTTTCCATTGCCGCGGCCAGATTGTCTAGTTCTTCTGGCCCAAAGACGCTTTCTTCAGCCATTTCCACCTGGGTGGATGATTTCTCCGTAGAGGACTTCTTGCCCCTCATCGTCGTCCTTCACTTCCTCGGCTGCCGGTTGCGGCAGTGCTTTTTGGTTATCTGATAGTAGCGATTGAATTGTCTCTTGGGGGAGCACGCCTGCGTTCCCCATAAGTTCGAGAAGTTTCTTCGCTTCTTCTTCAGGGTCGAAGGCGTTGACGTCGATCGCTTGGGCTTGGGCGCCAGCAAGGACTGCGCGTTGCGGTTCGACTTGCTCGACCTGGAGGCTGACGTTGGTTTGTTCCATCCCGAGCAGCCTGGAGCGGCGATCCATGATTCCGAGTACCTGCTGGATCGCTTTCATGTCTGGTTCGATCGTTTGTTCCGTGCCATCGTCCATCGTGACCTTGCGGTGCTGGGTCAACGGCCAGATGGACTGCTGGAGGGCGTCTAGGCGTTCCAGTTCCATTCGGAGAACTTCCGGGTAAGCCATAAGGGCTTCTCGGTTTAGTTTTTCCAGTTGACGTCGGATCGCAGAGTTGACGGCGCCCGTGGAAATGCCGAACCTGCGGCCAATTTCTGACGTTGTGACCCCAGCCTGCCGCATTTTGAAGATGCGCAGGTCACGTTCCGCCAAGAATTCTTTGGTGAGGTTCTGGTTGTTGGTCATCGGTTCAACTCCTTGAGGAATTCGGCGCCGATAACTCTGGTGTTCTCAGGGTCATACTTGGACGGGGTGCCGAGTTCCCATGCCTCGTCGTATCCGAGCCACCCTAATATTGTAACCGACGTCATCTCAGGCAGGTGCGGTCTGGCTACGAACAGAACTAGTCCTTTTCCTAACTGGTGGCGGCGAACAGCGGCGGTGTCTTTTGTCCTGACTCGCCTGACCTCAATATTTGTTCCCACGTCGGCAATATGCCGATATTTCGCGTGCTCCGAGGCGTGCCAGACGTGGCCGGACCAATAACGGTTCGTTGCTTTTGCTACGGCGAGTTCGCAGACGCATGCGGCGGCTGACGCGGTTCGTTCGTCTTCCATCAACTCTTTTTTGTAGTGCGGTGCGTCTTTTTTGCCCCAGTTGGCTGCCGCTCGGCGGGCCGCGACGTGCATCGCGTGGTCGTATTCCCAAGGTTCGAGGTGGACGTCCATTAGTCGACCTTTGCGAACTCAAGAACTTCGAACGGGAACGTCTTGCCTCGTGTCATCCGGAGAGGGAACGCTCGCTGGTCGCGGGCACCTCGGAAGTGTTTTACCTCGTAGACGTAGCCCTCTGATGCGGTCGGGTCGGGCTGGAGGCTGAGGCCGAATTCGGGCCAGCGTGACCAGACGGCGGAACCGAAGGGTCGCAGGTCGCGGGTGGTGAGGGTGCTGCCGAGGGGGGCGTGATGCTCGAACCACATGGCGCATTGGAACCATTCGCGGAGCGAGTCGAAGTATTTGGCGATTTCGATGGCGATGGCTTCGCTGGTTCGACCGCCAGGGTCGACGAATGATTTGTAGACCGGTCCCAGGAGGAGGAGGTCGGGTTCGACTTCAGCGATGGCATCTTCGAGGATTGTGCGATCCGAGCCCTTGAGTAGATCAAGTCCGTCCGGCTTGATGAACAGGTGTGCTTGCGGTGTCTCGATGAACCCGTAGTGCTGAGCGTTTTTCTGGATGTTGGCGGATGTGCGGCGAATGATGCGTTGTGGGTTTTCGAGGTCGACCATCAGGGTGCGAATCGGTTTCATCTTCTCGAAGGTGAACGGATGGATGCCTGATGCGGCGCATAGTGCGACTTGACGGCCGAGCATGGTTTTACCAACGCCTTCGGCGGCGACAACCATTACTCGTTCCCCTCGTTCGAGCAGGTTGGGTATGACCCAGTCGTATGTTTCGTCGACATCTTCGTTGACGAAGTCTGCCCAGTTGACGAGTCGGCCGGTCGGACGTGCCTGCGTTTCCGGTGCTAGTTCCGTGAGGGCCATGTGCGCCCTGGACAATTTCGACGAGTCGGAAATGTCGTCTCGCTCGAAGATCTTTTCGAGTTTGACGAGGACGGGCCCGTACCTGTCGGGTTCGTCGGTGACGTCTACGAGCGGGTCGTAGTCGCGGAGTTGGCTGAGGTTTCCGCCTGCTTCGATGAGGTCGGTGACGTCCTTGACTCCGTCGGGGATCATCACGCGGACGGTGCATCCGACTTCTTCGAGTTGGCTTTGGACGTCAAGGGCGTGGCTGCGTCCCACGTCGTCGTTGTCGGATACCACCACGACGTTCGCCCCTGCGAGAGCGTCAGTGTGTTCTTGACGCCATTTCCCTGCGCCGCCGGGCATGGTTGTGGCGATCCGTCCCATCTCGCGGAGCGTCTCTACGTCTTTTTCGCCTTCTACGACGACGATCGTGTTGCCATTCTCAACGCCCTGGAGCACTTCGGGCAGGTTGTAGAGAACTTGCTCGATTCCGTCCAGGTTGTATTCCCATCCGTCGCCTACCGGTCGACGTTGACGGAATGTCTTGCGGCCGTTCTCGTCAACGAACCGCAGTTTCTGAAATACCAGGTTTCCGTCGCCATCGGTGTAGTCGTAGGTGGCGACAAGGTCGAGTTTGGTTTTCTTTTTGGGCTTTACCTCGACTGGCGCAGTCTTTTTTTCCGGAGCGGGGGGCGGAGTCCAGTCGCGGTCGTCGTCGTGAACCATGAGGTCGCTCACAGTCAAGTTCACGGCTTCACAGATTTGATCAACGGAGCAACCGCTTCCTCGATGGCACGTCACAAGGACTCGCCCGTCGCGACCTTGACCGATCGATAGCGACGGGTTCTCGTCGTCGTTTCGGCACGGGCAGCGAGCAGCCCAGTTGCTTCCATTTTTCTTTACGCCCTGTAGGCGAGAAAGAAAGTTTTCTAATTCAGGAGATGCATAGTTCCCAGACACTGTCCCTATTTCTTGGCTAGTTCATTTTTTAGTTTTTGCGCTTTTCGCTTCAAGTATGCGGCGATCTCATCGTCGCTATAGCCACGCGCCTTCATCCATTCGACACGCGAGAAGGCGGGATCTTCACCATCAAGTGGGTCTTTGAGCGTCATGGAGACATCCTCCCACAATCCGTGAACGCCTGCGCGGTCACCGGCATGTGTTCTGCGAAAATGGCTTCGAGTTCCTTTGCCACGACCCTGATCTCGTGCTGCGCGGTTTCCGCTGCTCGTAGCGAGATGAAGTGCATCAGTGACCGTGCGTTGCAGGTGGCAAAAAACTCTGTGTACATTCCGACCGGCAGAACGCTGCGCGCCAGTTCTTTC